GTTATTTCAGTTGCAGTATTTTATGCATTTATTACGACATTATTAAAAAAAATGACCAAAATGTAAAAATAGTTCTGCATAAATACAAGATACAACGAATTAATACACTTCATAATGCCAAGATTAAGTTTATACCGACAAACTAAAACAAGCGATTATAAGTTCTTGGACAGAACAATTGCAGAAATGTACACTGTGGGTGGCATTGATATTTTCATTCATAAGTATTTAGGTCCAGCATCAACAGGCGTCAATACAGTAAGTTCAAGTGCAGAAAATTATGATGCAACACAGCCTGGCTCCAATACAACCGATCCTACATTTATAGAAGATTTATTATTTCTTGAAAATAGAGACCGTAGTTATGATCCAGATGTATATCAAATGCGTGGTGTTTATAACATACAAGACATTGATTTTGATTTAAGTCAATTTGGATTATTCATACAACAAGATACATTATTTGTTACATTCCACTACAATGACATGATTAATACGTTTGGACGTAAATTAATGTCGGGCGATGTTATTGAAGTACCTAACTTAAAGGATTATCATCCGTTAGATCAATCATTGCAAACGCCATTGCCCAAACTTTACACAGTACAAGATGCATCATTTGCTAGTGAAGGGTTCAGTCAAACATGGCAACCGCACTTGTGGAGAATTAAAGCAGTACCATTAGTAGGAAGTCAAGAGTACAACGATGTATTGGATGTTTACGCAAACCCTGCAGACGCAGATGGAAATATATGCGATAGTGTCGACAGCACAAATGTAACTTGTGATAGTTCTACATTTACAGCGGATGATTATTCTGCAGGAACCATTAATGATCTATTAAGTACGTTTAATAAAAATACAGAAATTAATAAAGCAATTGTTGATCAAGCAGTAGCTGAATTGTCAGTTAGTGGTTATGATGTTAGTAAATTCTATATCGAACCAGTTGGTGCAGATAACATTCCTGACGACAGTGCAGGTGTTACAGTTGATTCGAATGTATTTAAAGCAGACTCGGATAAAGTTAGGGCAGATAAAACAGAGATTACGCCAGTAGCAAACGGTTGGCTTACTGGATATTTAACAGGTAACTCATTGCCGCCAAACGGCCTACCAGTTACACCAGGTACTGTATTTCCACCGAACGCATTAATAGGCGACTACGTGCTACGCTTAGACTATTTTCCCAACAGGTTGTTTAGATTTAACGGCGACAGATGGATTAAAGTAGAAGACAATGTTAGAACTAATTTAACACCGGGTGCATCAGATAATAAGACACAACGTAATAAGTTTGTAAATAACACTGATACATTAAAAACCAAAGATAGAGGGAATATCCCAACATTACAAGGGCTTAGTGATTTGTTAAAACCTTCGGCAGATAATTAGAGAATAATATGGCAACACAATTTCATTACGATGCACAAATAAGAAGGTTTCTTTTGCAGTTCACTAGAATGTTTAGTCATTATCAAGTGGAGTACGGCAAGGACGACGCAGGACTAGCAACGTACTTAACTGTGCCTGTTAGATACGGCGATCCATCTAGACAAGTACAGCACATAATTCAAAACAACTCACAAAGTAGTATTTTAAATGTTCCAATGATGACATTCCATATTAGTGGATTAGCATATGCAAGAGACCGAGTACAAGACCCACAGTTCGTAGGTAAGGTACAAGTTAGACAACGCGAGTATAATAGTAGTACAGAATCATACGAATCATCACAAGGAAATGCATTCACCGTTGAACGTGCAATGCCTTCTCCGTACGATTTAAATATATCACTTGATATATGGACAAGTAACACACAACAAAAATTACAAATAATAGAACAAATCTTGCCATTATTTAATCCAAGTTTAGAAATACAAAGTACAGACAATTACTTAGATTGGACAAGTTTAAGTGTTGTTGAATTAAATGATGTTAACTGGAGTTCTCGACAAGTTCCGGTAGGCACCGACGAACCAATTGACGTTGCTACACTACAATTCACTATTCCTATTTGGATTAGTTTGCCAGCAAGAGTTACTAAAATGGGTGTTATTCATAAAATTATATCCAGTGTGTTCGACGACAATGATATTACAAACTTTGATCCATTAAACAGCGACGATATACTGTTGGGAACAAGAGCAAAAATTACACCACATGGTTATCAATTATTGTACATAGGAAACCAATTACAATTACTGCAAGCAAACGATACAGAAGATGTAGGAAATACATCGTTTGATCCAGTTACGACACAAGTTAGTAATGTTAGTTGGAAAGCAGTAGTGGAAGAATACGGTGTTTTAGAAAGTGGCATCAGTCAAATGCGTTTAAATAACGAAGTTACTGGCACTGAAATTATTGGAACAATCGCTTATCATCCTACAGACGATAATATTATGTTGTTTACAGCGGACATCGATACACTTCCAGCAAACACACTAAATCCAGTAGATGCAGTGGTCAACCCATTACGCAGTGGCCCTGGAATATTATCAGGAACTACAGTATTTCCATCTGCAGTAACAGGTCAACGTTATTTACTAACAGAAGGAACAGGAGATATTAATAACCCAGCAAGTAGTGTTGCTAGTGCATGGAAAGGCACAAATAACGAGCAATTAATAGCAAATGCAAACGACATAGTTGAATACAACGGATCTCATTGGGAGGTTGTTTTTGATGCATTTGATTCAAGTAATACAGACTATGTTACAAACTTAACAACTGGCTTACAATATAAATGGTCAGGAACGCAATGGACACGTTCAGTCGAAGGCGTTTATCCTGGCGGAGAGTGGTCATTAGTACTGTAAATGAGGCAGTGGGCGTTTGGTTTTTTGCACAAAACACACAACGTTATTTGTACTTGCTTCGTAGTGATATAAAGAACCCAGAGCGTTGGGGATTACCAGGAGGCAAAGTCGAAAAGGACGAAAGTTTACTTGATGGTATTGAACGTGAATGCACCGAAGAAATGGGCAATATGCCTACGTACACTAAATTAATCCCAATAGAGAAATTTACAAGTCCGAACAATACGTTTCATTACCATACGTTTTTTTGTTTATTAGATAATGAGTTTACACCGACATTAAATAATGAACACATAGGATACACGTGGATAAACAAAGGCATTATTCCAAAACCGTTGCATCCAGGGTTGTGGGCAACATTAAAAATAGACGAAATTTATCAAAGAATTAAAACTGTGGAAGAGTTGTACTCTTAAAATGCTTTTATAAAACAGCATAAATATAGTACAGACAAAATTATTCCATACTTAAATGAACCTCTATAAGTTCCATTCCAATCCATATGAATTAATCGGGTACACAGATAGAGATTTCTATCTTGGCGACGAAGCAAAAGAACTAATACTTCAAGGAAAAGAAGTAACTAAAGTAATTGGGACTTTAGACCTCAGAGATACACTAATCACATCACTTCCTGATAACTTAAAAGTTGGTGGGTATTTATGGCTCAGTCGTACACAAATCACATCACTTCCTGATAACTTAACTGTTGGTGGGTTGTTAGACCTCACGGGTACAAAAATCACATCACTTCCTGATAACTTAACTGTTGGTGGGAATTTATGGCTCGAAGATACACCAAATTTAGACAAGGACAACTTACCAAGTTCATTGGTTGTTAAAGGGGAAATTTACAAATGAACCTCTATAAATTACACAGCAATCCAGACGAGTTAATTGGGCACACAGATAGAAATTTCTATTTCGGCGATGAAGCAAAAGACGCAATACTTCAAGGAAAAGAAGTAACTAAAGTTATTGGGGATTTAAACCTCGGTGGTACACCAATTGAATCACTTCCTGATAACTTAACTGTTAGTGGGAATTTATGGCTCGGTCTTACAAAAATCAAATTACTCCCTAATAACTTAACCGTTGGTGGGACTTTATACCTCAGGGGTACAAAAATCAAATTACTCCCTAATAACTTAACCGTTGGTGGGGATTTATACCTCGGTGGTACACCAATTGAATCACTTCCTGATAACTTAACTGTCGGTGGGCATTTAACCCTCAGTGATACAGATATCAAATCACTTCCTGATAACTTAACTGTTCACGGGGCTTTAAGCCTCAGAGATACACCAATTACTGCACTTCCTGATAACTTAACTGTTCACGGGGCTTTAAGCCTCGATGGTACACCAATTACTGCACTTCCTGATAACTTAAAAGTAGGTGGGAATTTATACCTCATTGATACACCAAATCTAGACAAGAACAACTTACCAAGTTCATTGGTAGTTAAAGGGAAGATTTACAAATGAACATATATAAGTTACACAGCAATCCAGATGAGTTGATCGGGTACACAG